TAGTAGCCTCATAAGATACTTCACCTTGATTAATAGGTGTAATCTTAAAGTCACATTGACTAGACAAACCCAACGAAAATTTCATCCGATGAATAGATAGATATGCATTAACGTCAGTAAACGTTTCACGTCTGTAATAGTAGGTTGGTAATTCAACTTCAAAGTCAAGTGAATATCCAACTAGCCATTCAAGATCTGTCAGGTCAGCACCAGGAATTGCAAAGTAGTTACCTTTAGTTGAATCTGTGCCTAATGTTGCTTGCTGGTAAAAACCAGAAAATGTGGAATTAACTGACGCGTCTTGTACAGCAATAGGTGTAGCAGTTGTGATTGTGTCAAATGGAATGTAGATTCGAGTTTCACCATTGACATATTCCTTACCGCTAGTCACACCGGTAACTGGTTTAGGTTCAGCAATAAAATCAAAAGAGGGGTTCGAATCTTTAATAGAACCTTGCGCGACTTGTGCACCAGTAGGAATAGTATTAACTTGAGAAGTACATAATACCATTTCATTATCACCTTTAAAAACTCCGTACAAAACGTCGTTATCGGCATCAATGAATTGAATATCTCCCGGCAATTCCCAACTGACCCAGCCTCTCAACAATACTTGATTACCTTCGATTAGATCACGGTACAAATATAGTTTAGGAGAACTTTGGTCATATAAGATAGTCAGACCATTCTGTGCGTTAGAGATGCATTTATTAATGCTACTTGGAATGTATTGAGTAACTTTTTTGCCGATATCAAAGATCAAAGGATTTTGATTTTGTCCTTGTGTGATCATTGTCATGACACGGCAATAACCAGCAGCTTTATTAACTAAGGTAATAGATGTACCAGATTCAACTGGTGGTATTGATTCGTCAACATCAAAGTTAGAAATACTCTTCACAGTCACAGTATTAGGACTGTACACACCGGTATCAGTAAACAAAAGAAATTGCTGACGTTCACTAAAAAGGACTACACCTTGAGTCACGGCAATAGCATGATTCAAAATAACCTTTCTTGAGCTACCACATTTCAAGTCAATTGGATCAGCATCAGTTAAAACTAACGCTGACGTTCTAAAAAAGTCAAAGTATTCATTTGACTTGCTTAGAATAACGTTATTAGCAGAAACAAAACCTAGACGATTACCTGCCATAAAGGCAGCACGAATTTTATTATTTGCAAATGATGGATTAGGATTAGTATTTAAGTCACCTGCTGTTCGTGTTGACCAAGGTATAACCTCCCATACAAAGGTATCAGTGGCAGTTTCTTTGAGACGATGCGGTGCTGAAGTAGCATTAAATCCATCTGATATCGCAGGTTTAGCAACCTCCAACCAAGAGGTGGCATCAGATTGAACATAGTAATCATCATCAGCATTACCAGTATTAACAATCTTATAAACCGCATTTGCATTAGTAGATGCATCAGGTAAATCAGCAACTGTATTTACAGTTGTTGCAGTTGATATAGCAGTACCGGGAGTTAGTGAACCAGATTGCGGAGCAACATTAACACCACGATTAATAATAACTACTTGATCCTGTGAATCTTTAATTACGGGTAAGTAAGTAAATCCTTCATCATAATTATTCAAATAACTAGAGGTCCAGGTTGAATTACCGTTAGAGTCATTAACAGTACAGGTGGCACCTGTGTCAGCATTCCACGCATAAATACGTTGGTTAGCAATACAAATAATATAGTTATTAGAAACTGTTTTAAAAAAGAACCAGAATCCATTTGCAAGAGATGTTGAAGAGTTTGAACCAAGGTTAGCTTTCCAAATAAATCCATTACGTTTAACAAGACCAAACGTTGGATCTAAATAACCATTAACAACATCACGTACAGTGTTGATTTCTTTTTGGTCATCTGGTTGTGTAGAGACACCCCCTAAGAAGTTAGGAATTTGTTGAGTAATATTTGGCATCAGTACCGAGAAAGTGCAGTATATGGTTGATAGCTGTTGTAGAAATTGCCACCCTCAGGATGTCCAAAGTAAGTATAATCGCCTTGATTACAATCAAATTCAATAGCGTTAACTTTACGTTCAAGTTCAGCTTGCTTTAGCAGCTGGTACTGCTGACCATCTCCTACAAGCCGACTACTAAATACTGCTGCTGCTCTGGCTAGAATATAATCTTGAATAGGTTTTGGTACATCAGTGTAATTATATTCTAAAATGACATCTACCTCTGGGTCAAAAGTAAAATTGAAGGTATGCTTCTCACGATCATACAAGTATCGTTGACCTTTGTCTGTACGGATTACAGAGTCATGTGACGCATTTGTATGGGTAGACGACAAATCCATGAAGACAATTTCGTCGGTAACTGGTACACGTGTTTCAGTCACCGAACCATTTGCGACATTCACCCTAGTTTTTTTTACACGATATTCTTTATTGAAGGTCCAGCCCTCTGCTTGTACCTCACGTGACGTTCTAGTCAACGTGTCAAAAGCAAGCGCAACGTCCGGGTTAGTTGCTTCTAATTGGTTAACAGGAGCTTGGCCGACAGCCGCAAGCATCTCATTAACTGCATCAAGTTGTTCTGTAGTTGGATTAGTTGGAAGTAAAGCCATTAGAGAGATACTATTGGATAAAAAAAAGGGACCCCGAAGGATCCCTTGTATAAAAAAAATCAGCTGAATGCAGCAGGCTTAGAAGTTGTTCCAGCGAACAGCTCCACAGAAGCAGCAGGATTCAGGAAGTCACAGCCACAAGCCAAACGACCCAGCATCACGTCACCCTGATAAATCACAGAGACGTCACCACTGGTGGTCTGTACTTGAGGGCCAATAGCTTCAACCATAGCGGCAGCTTCTTTTTGGAAGATCAGACCGCAGGTGTTATTGAAGTTAGAGGATTGACCATAGTTGTTGTTGATACCATCAACGCTGGTACGACCGTCTTCCAGACCTTCACTGACAAAGTCACCAGTGTTACCTGGATCAGTGATACCAGGGTTAGTAGCAGAAGCTGTGCCGTACTTAGTACCGTAGTTACCGAAGAACGGAATGTTCATCGACTTGTAGATCTTGATACCAGCAATTTCAACAATGCCTTGGCCAGACTGACGAGCAGTACCTTGCTCATCACGGTTAACCAAGCCGTTTTCACCAACAGCTTGAATCAGCGCATAGTACTGACGAGGGTTCAGTACAGCAACACGACCGTCACCAGAGACACCCTTTTCATCAAGAGCGGCTGCGGCGTCGTAGAAGGCTGTTACCAAGTGAGTGGGGCTGTAAGCATCAGCTGCAGAAGTACCTGCACCAACTTGGATCTGAGTACCACCAGGCTCTTCCATAGATACACCAGTGCTGCCTTGAACGGGATGCGCTTGGCGAGCACCTTTGATAATTGCACGGAATGCCAGACGGTCATACTTTTCAGCCAGTGCATAACCGATCTTCCGAGAGATCTCGGAACGCAGGTCATAGTGGCTGAGCACTTCGTCCAGGTTGTAGACGAATGCAGAGCTGATCAGAAGGTCATCACAGGTGATAGTCTTCTCAGACACCGGAGGTGCATTGTTGCTGTCACCCAGAATGCTTTGACCAGGAACGTGAAACTCAGAACCAGTACGACCAGTAAAGATGAACTGCAAAGACTTGCCGTTCTTCAAGGTACGCTTCATGATCAAGTCACGAGCGATGGTGTTACGTTGGAAACCTTTGAACATCTCGCCACTGAATAGCTTCAGGTAAAGAGCGCGACTATCGGTTCCAAAGTTATCTGAACCCGGACGCGTAAGCTGCGCGGGGTTCACAGAGGATTGATATGCCATTATAAAAAAAGAGAAATTAAGTATTTACATTCTCTTCAAAGCTTTGAAGTGTGTGGTCTATCCCACCGTCTAGACGGCAGCCAAGGTGTCCGCGTACGGGCTTGGTGCCATATGCAGGAGGAGTCCGACTCTGAGGTGCTCCTCCTACTATTCAATTGTCTTAGACCTGAGCTTCCGACGACTCAGTCCTTAAACCGTCCCCTCGGGCTATACAAGCCAGAAGTACGGGTATTATTTGGCCCCCGGTAGGCCAGTAAATTTAGAACTGAAGATCAGAACGTTCGAGTTGTTTAATTACGTCCTGACGATAAGCTGGATCATTGTCATAACGTGGGTCTGACATAGCAGCAACTAGCTCCTGCTGACTACGAAAGGTGTTGCTATTTCCTGAAGCAGCTTTACCAGTCAACAACTTACCATCAGAACCAGTCGCATCGTTATACCTAGCAACCAAAGCTTGAACAGCAAAGTAAATAGAGTTTGGATCACCTCGTTCCATTACTGAATCATACATATTGATTTCAGCTTTTTCAAGTGCTCCAGCAGCCCACTTCAACATAGACTCATAACCCTCTTTACCTCCAGCCATATCCTGAAGAAAATCAACATCCTCCTGTGTAAGTTCAGGTTGTTCAGAATTTTGTTCTTCTTTTTCTTCTTCTTTTACAGGCTGATCTGGAGTTTCAGCTTCAACCGGTTCTTGTTCTTCCGGCTCTGGTTTAGCTTCTCCTAGTTTAGATTGCAGTTCCAGGTAAGCTTTCTCTAGGTCTTCAGAGGATTTATATTTACCAGCAAGAAGTTGCTCTTGCTCTTGCTGCATTTGTTCTCCAACCTGAAGAGAATCTTGCTCTTCAGCATTGAGTTCAACTTGTGGTTCTTCTTGGTAAGTAAGTGTTTCAGACATTATAAGGGTGAAAATAAATAGTTATTGTTCTGCACGGGCTTGAGCAGCCTGCAATTGTGCTGTTTGATTGGTGAGTGACATCTCTTGGTCTGCAATCATTTGTTGCTGACGTTCTTGCTGCAACTGTTGAGCAGTCTTAACAAGGTTCAATGTATCAATACCTTGTGATGCCGCTAAACGTTTGACAACTTCTTCAGGGTTAATGTACTGAGCAATAGCTTCAGGTCCCATTGTCTGTGCAATTGTTTGCATAAACATTTGCAGACTTTCACGATCCTGTCCACGACCAAGAGCATTAACACCTGCCACGATAGTAGGTTTTACAATATCTTTTGGTAGACGTGGGATGTCACCTGTTTTTTGGAAGACACTAAGTTTACGATTAAGGTAAGGAACAAGAAACTCAACAGTCAGTAGACTAAACAAACCACCGAGTTGTTGTTCAAGTTCCATTTGTGTCATCCTCACTTCTTCTGCTGTAGTACGTTCAGACTGACGCACAGTCAACACAAGGAAGGCTTCACCAAGACGACGCTCAAACTGTTGGATCATCTGATATGCCGTGCTGAAGTCTCCTTGTTTGCCTACCTGAACAACACCGATGTCATCAGGACGGCCTTGCACGATAGCTCCGTTACCTGCTTTAGCCAAGGTAGAGGGCTTAGTGGTGCTAGAAGGAGATACAGTAAACACAACCTTTGCAGCTGCTGCAGATCCTTCACAAATAGCTTGTGACAACGCTTCCAGGCTCTTTAGGTCACCCATGAATTCTTCGACACGACCGCGACCATAAGCTTCATTGTCAACAGTATTGAAACGAAGTGGTAGCCAAGGCGTAGTATCAATGGGTGATTTACCTTGAGACCCTGGAATAATTTTGTCATAAACTTCTTGATGCCAAATAAATCTATTGTTGTCGCGTTTGATAATTGTATAAACATCTACGTCTTCACGACTGTAGCCAGTGCTCTCATCATCAACGCGATTAACTTCATCATCCAAATCTTTGATCATTTTTTTAACCAAAGACTTGTGGATCTTTTCTTTAGTTACGATTTCAATGACGTTTCCTAGTCCGTCTCTTTCTACAACATACCGGTTCAATGGATATAGTTTAAGCTTTTCCTTGTCCATATAGATGAGTGCGTTACCAGACACTACAAGATGTTTAAGTGCTTGGTGAACTATTACTCTGTCGTCAGATGCAGCTATTGATTCAAGAATAGTACGTTCAATCTTGGAAAAAGAAACATCCAGATCTGAACGCATTGAAGGATCAATACCACCATTCAACATAGTAGCTTCATCAATCTGTAACTTAAAGAAGCTCGTTTGAGGAGGAAGCAAAGCAAGCATAAGCTTACTAGCTAACGTAGTAACACCCTTAGCACCAACTGATTGCCAAGGTGTAATAAGTGTTTTATAGTTAGAGTCTTCCTCGTCATGCTTCATCAAGTACGGAAGGGTAAGCCTTGAAGAATCAATTGCGGTTTGTAGAAATTGATTACGGCCACTAGAAAGTGCGTCGTAACGTGATTTAGCTGTTGCCATTTAAATAGTAATTAAACAAGTGGGTTGTAGTCATCAACATATTTGACGACATTACGTTTGTTGATAGTCATATCAGGCAGCGCATTACCGTCACCGTAATCTAACTCAAACTCAAAATCTTTGGCTTTGTTATTAGTGATGCGAGTATTGATCTCACCTATTTTACCAAGAGTATTGGTAATCCGTTCTAAACGTCCTTTCTTACCAGCTACACCAGCAACATCTTTAACGCCAAGTAGTTTAGCCTGTTCAATAATACTGGATGACAAGCCAGCGTCAGCGGTTTTATATGTATTAAGCTTTTTTGTATTAAACTTAATACCTTTAATTTTACCTTTGTTTCCAATTTGGAAGCTACTTAAATCATCGCTAAGCTTATTCTTAATTGTGTTATCTAATGGCTCCCTTAACCTATTAATCACCAAATCTTTCTTTACGTCGTACTGTTCAGCAAGAGTAAGTTTTTTAAATTGCTTTGCAGCTTGAGTATCGTTAGGATCATTTAGTCTTTTACCTAGATCTTTAGCCTCATCTTTACTCAACTTCCTGTCATACTTTTCATGATCAATGACCATACGGTCAACCGCATTTGCCTTCAGACGCTTCATGTAGTCTGAAGCAGGGTCAAATTCTTCACTGTATGTTTGAGCCTTATCGGCTAGCTGACCAGATAACGCACCGAAACCTGTATTGGTACCTCCACCAGCTTTATATTCAGGGGTATTTCCAAGAACACTGTTTAGTTGTCCGCCGGGGGTTCCACCTAGACTTTCATTCATTCTCTGAATATCACTAGAACTAATTTTCTTACCATTACCAAGAGCAGCAGCTAAAGCTTTAACTTGTTTCCTAGTAAGATCGTCAATATCTAAATCATCTACGTCCCATTCTGCAGCGCTAATTAAATCAAAAGCTTCTTCGTAGGATAATTCATCATTGGAGTTACCGTCCTTCTCGCTGTTGTCAGTTGTCTGGTCCTCGCTGTTGTCAGTTGTCTGGTCCTCGCTGTTGTCAGTTGTCTTATCGTCGTTGGTACTAGTTGTCTTGTTGTCTTTATTTTTTGTCAAACTCAACGCTGCCTGAGCATGAGATTTTTTCTTGGCAGAAGAAGATACAGTTGTTGCTGCTTTATTTGAATAATTAACCTTTGGCTTAGACGCAACAAATTTGTTAATAGCTTTAGGCTTGATACCCATCTGCAAAAGTGATTTTGCCTCATTTTTACCAACCTTATTGTCGTTGGCTACTATTTGAAGAGCAGCTTTTTTTTCATCCTTTGATGGGTAAGGATTATTCTTTTTACCTTCTAGAGTACGTGCAGCAGAATGTGCAGCCATTGCCTTTGCTTTGCTACCATATTTAGCTATTAGCTTTTTTTGCGTAGCACCCTTTAGTTCTGAAAACTTCTTGTTTAATTTAGCCATCGTAGTTGTCGAGTCGGTTTACTAACCACTCCACAACAGAACGTTGGCCAGAGCGGTACATAATCTTTTCAATTGAATCTTCTGGAGAAGGAGTGACCGGTGGAAACCGGTCCTCCATTTCAGTTAGTACAGCTCGGGCTTCCATTCCGAAGACCTCAAGCATATTGGGGGAGGTTAACATTACTGTGTTCAAAAAATGCAGGCATACGTGCAGCCTTAGTGTCGGCAAGCTCAGGTGCTTTGCCTTCGTACATCAGACGGTCACTAGATGACAGCCAGAATTGTTTGTTCAAATATTTGTCTTGGCTATCACCAAGCGGTTGCATCACCGAATTGATAGTTGCCTTGCGGAGCTTATCAAGAGAAGGACTGATGTTATACCCCAGCTCAGTATGAACCAGACTATTGGTAGCCACATGAATTTGTTCATCACGACTAATATCAGCAGAGGTGGTTCTCATGCCAGCGTCACCTGTAAAGCGAAATAGCGGCAAGAGTACAAAGAAGATTGCACGTTCGGCAACCATTGCTTTGGTGATCGTGTGATCTGGATGTTCAATCCAAGCTTGTCGTAGTTTGAGTGCTTCGGCTTCAGCCTTTTCATCAACGCCGTAAGCCTTGGCAATGTAACCGAGTGCAACGTCATGGTTCTCTTCGTCTGTGACATTAGACAGAAGGAGATCACGTGCGATCTCTGGTACTTCAGTAGCGAGTGCATCTTTAATAAAGTCACCTACAGGTAGTTCCATATGACGCAAAGCAAGAGCACGGTAGATAACACCTTCCGCACCCTCTTTTACTTTGCCAGCTTCAACTTGGACCGGTGTCCATTTACGTTTACGATTGAGTAGTTTCTGATAAGGGTTCATTCTTGACAATCACATTGAGGTTCTTTAAGCAGATCCTCCAAGTAATCGTTGACCTCCAGTTCATCCAAAGCAGCATATGCGCTTGACTTATCCTGTACGTCACCCATTACTTGAAGGGAGTAGTAGAGGGAAGTCTGGGGCGATTTCAGCCACTCTTCGATAAAGCTCTCATCCATGGTGACCATATCTGACCACCAGTTCAAAGAGTATCCATGAAGAAGTCCAGTCCTATCCAACAAAATCATAATGTTGTCGGCAACTTTCTTGAATGCTTCCCAGCCGACAGCAGAAGCAATCTCTACGTTTCCGTAGTCATATGTCTGTAC